GGTTCATCACAAACAATTAATTGGGTTGGCGGTGCTACTCCAACTCCTATAGCCAATAAAAAAGAAATAGTTTCTTTTGTTTTGCTAAGAGTTTCAAGCAATTGGATCGTGTTGGGTTCAATTTCAACATATGGTTAAAGATGCCTAGAGTAAATACCCTTACATCTGTAAGTCCAAATTTGGTCATAAGTGGTGATGGAGAATTTTATTCTTTTTCTGCAAACACAACTTCTGTAAATGAGGGTAATACAGCGTTATTTACTGTCTCTACCAGAAACGTAAGTGAGACAACTTTATATTGGACTATAGTTGCAGTATCCGGCGATTTAAATAGTTTAGATGTAAATTCTTTGTCTGGTTCTTTTAGTCTGACTTCAAATGTAGGAACTTTTCCAATAACATTAACAGAAGATTCTTCAACAGAAGGTACTGAAATTTTTCAAGTACAACTAAGAAAAAATTCTATATCAGGAACAATTGTAGCAAACTCTAGTTTCATTATAGCTAACGATACATCATTATCACCATCATATACTCTTACTGCAAACACAACTTCTGTCAATGAAGGAAGTACAGTTTCGTTTACAGTAGATACACAAAATGTAAATGATGGCACAGTTTTGTATTGGACCACTTTAGGTGTTAGTGGTACAATAAATGCATCCGATTTTTCAGGATCTCAAATCGAAGGTACAGTTACAATCAACAGTAATGCAGCTTCTTTTATTAGAACTTTATCTAACGATGTTACTACAGAAGGAACAGAATCTTTTAGAATACAATTGAGAAGAACATCCAATACAGGAACAATTGTAGCAAATAGTGCAGTAGTTACAATATCGGATACTTCAATAACTCCTCCAGTAACAGGACAAGTGTTATTTGCTCCCACATCTTCTTTTCCAAAAACTTCAGGAACTTCAGAATATGGATATACTAATTCTGGAACATGGACTGTTCCATCTGGAGTTACTAGAATATCTGTGGTCTGTATAGGCGGTGGAGGCGGCGGTAGTAATTCGGGAACATTCACCAATCCATCTGGAGGTGGAGGTGGAGGATTATCTTATAGAAATAATTTTACGGTAACGCCGGGAGAAACATTATATTTTACCCATGGCGCTGGAGGTCAAGGAGCTACTCTAGTAGGATCTTGTGCTACTTTATGGAGAGGTTCACCTTTTCAAGCAGGATCAACTTTAATTTGTGGCGCTTATGGTGGATATGGCCGAAGCGCAGAGGGTGATGATGGTATACCTAATGCAATCGGTGGAAATGGAGGAGCAAGATTAACACATAATTCAAGTATTCCAGCTTCACCTAATATAGTTAGTGGTAGTGGTGCTGTGTCTGGGTCGGATGGTGGCGGCCAAGGCGGCCGAGGAGGAACTGCAACAGGAAATACAAGAGCTGCCGGTGGCGGCGGTGCTGCTGGATATGCCGGCACTGGTGGCAACGGAGGTTCTTCGGGTGATGGTTTAAACGGAGCAGGCGGCGGTGGAGGCGGCGGAGGATCAGGAACTTCAAGTGCTGGTGGTGGAGGAGGAACTTTACCTACAGGACAAAGTTCAAATGGTACAGGAGGAACAGGAGGAACTACCGGCGGCAATGGCGGTGGAGGAACTACTATCTATAATTTTGCTCAAAGAGGTAGAGCTTATGGCGGCGGCGGCGGTGGAATAGTTGGATCCTACTCTAATACATTTCAAAATGGTGTTGGCGAAATGGGGTGTCTCAGAATCATTTGGCCAGGTGATACAAGACAGTTTCCTTCTACAAGAACCGCTGACGAATAAATAAACATTTTAAAGGAAATAAAAATGGAAACATTAGTAGAGATGATGAAAAAAGTATTAGCAGATACTTTTGCTATGTACTTAAAATCACACAACTATCATTGGAATGTAGAAGGTTCTAACTTCCCACAATATCATGATTTTTTTGGTAATTTATATCAAGAACTTCATGGTGCAGTAGATCCTATTGCAGAACAAATTCGTGCGTTAGATGCTTATGCGCCAGGTTCTTTTAGTAGATTTATGGAATTAACAGACATTCAAGATGAAATGAATGTTCCTCTTGGTACAGACATGGCAAGAAAATTGATGACGGATAATCAAATGGTATTAAATACTTTGAATATGGCTTTAAAATTAGCTGAACAGTTTGATCAACAAGGTCTAATGGACTTTCTTGCAGGTAGAATCGACACTCACAACAAACACGCTTGGATGTTACGTAGTATCTCTAAGTAATGAATGACGGTTATCTTGGTAATGAACGCTTAAAGAAAGTTGGCGTTGAACTCACATACACTGAAGAACAAGCTGTTGAAATTGTTAAGTGTATGGAAGACCCCGTTTATTTCATTAGAACATATGTTAAGATTGTCAACGTAGACCGTGGTTTAGTTCCTTTTGATATGTGGCCATTTCAAGAAGAAATGGTTAAGTCTTTTCATAACAATCGATTTTCAATTGCAAAAATGCCTCGACAGGTTGGTAAAACAACCACAACGGTTGGTTATATGTTGTGGTGTGTTTTATTTCAAGAAGAATATTCAATTGCAATCTTGGCCAATAAAGGTCAACTAGCACAAGAAATTCTTTCGAGAATACAGAAGGCCTATGAGTATTTACCTATTTGGTTGCAACAAGGTATTATAGTTTGGAATAAAAGAAATATTGAACTTGAAAATGGTTCTAAAATTTATGCTTATGCAACCTCAGCAGCTGGTGTTCGAGGTGGTTCGTATAATTTAATTTTCTTAGATGAATTTGCTTTCGTTCAACATAATATGGCACTTGATTTCTTCCAGTCAACGTATCCTGTTATTTCTTCTGGACAAACATCAAAGGTAATTATTGTTTCTACTCCAAATGGATTGAATCTGTTCTACAAAATGTGGACAGATGCAATTGAAAATCGTTCGACTTATGTTCCGGTTGAAGTTCATTGGTCTATGGTACCAGGTAGAGATCAAAAGTGGAAAGAAGAAACGATACGCAATACCTCTGAAGAACAATTTAGAGTCGAGTTTGAAACTGAGTTTATTGGTTCTTCCGCAACACTGGTTTCCGGTGTAAAATTAAGATCGTTGGCTTTCTTCAATCCAATACACTCAGAAGAAGGTCTGGACATTTATGAACAACCACAGAAAGATCGATTGTATATCTGCACAGTAGATTGTTCTGAGGGTGTTGATAGAGATTATTCGACAATTAATGTAATAGATGTTTCTCAGGTACCTTACAGACAGGTTGCCAAATATAGAAATAATAAGTTACCATTATTGTTTTTCCCAACAATAATTTATTCTTTGGCAAACAAATATAATGAAGCCTTCGTATTGATTGAAACAAATAATGTGGGTCAACAAGTTGTGGACATTTTACATTATGATCTAGAATACGAAAACGTCTACAAGATTGACCACCATCATATTAAAGGTCAGACGATTTCTGGTGGATTTAAACGATCTGCAAACTTTGGTGTTAAAACTACTAAAACTGTTAAAAAGATTGGCTGTGCTAACTTGAAAACGTTGGTAGAAAATGATAAATTAATCATTAATGACTTTGATACAATTGCAGAATTAAATACTTTTGTACGTCAGAAAGATAGTTATGCAGCCGAAGAAGGTAATAATGATGATTTGGTTATGGGTCTTGTATTGTTTTCGTGGTTATCTGCACAATCGTATTTCAAAGAAGCCACAAATATAGATATAAGGAAGGTTCTTTTAGAAGAAAATGACATGTTGGGTGACGAACAATTGACACCTTTTGGTATCATAGATGATGGTAGAGAAGAACCTATCGTAGATTCATCTGGAGACCACTGGTCAACTTCATTTGCAAGTAAGGGTTATACACCCTCAACTTTCTAAAAACATAAATAGACAATAAAAGAATTTATTCAGCCTGAAAAAAGGAGATTTAAAAATGGCTTTTCAACTATCACCAGGTGTGAATGTCTCAGAAGTTGATTTAACTACCGTCGTACCTTCTGTGGCAACTACTGTTGGTGGTTTTGCCGGTAATTTCAACTGGGGACCTGTGAATGAAATTGTAACTATTAATAATGAAGTTCAACTAGTAGAAAGATTTGGTAAACCAGACAGCAACACATACACCTCTTTCTTCACCGCAGCAAACTTTTTATCGTATGCAAACGACCTTCGTGTGGTTCGTTCAGTAGGATCAACCGCAAATAATGCTACTGCTGATGGAACAGGTATTTTAATAAGAAATAGAACTGAATACGATGATATTCTTCCAATAAGTGCAAACTTAAACTCTGAATTATATCCAAAGACATTCATTGCAAAATATCCTGGATCTTTAGGTAATTCTCTTAAAGTTTCTATGTGTGATGCAAACACAACTTTATTGGCTACATGGACACATAGAGATGAATTTAGCGCTAATGCAAGCACTTCAACTTTCGCAAAAGCTAAAAATCCAGCTTTTGCAAATGACGAAATTCATATTGTTGTTATAGATAATAACGGTGAATTTACTGGAACAAAAGGAACAGTTTTAGAAAAATTTGGATTTTTGTCAAAATTAAGTGATGCTAAAAATGAAGATGGAACATCAAATTATTATGCTGAAGTTATTAACTCTAGATCAAAATATCTCTGGTGGGGAAGTCATCCTATAGCAGATAGTAATTGGGGAGCACCATCTAGCTTTTTAATTTCTGAAAATGATTTAACTTTAGATGCTTTAATTAATACTGACTATGTGTTAAGTGGTGGCAAAGACGCTGCACCAACTGCTGGAAATAGAAATTCCTCATATGATCTTTTTGATAATCCAGATTCAGTAGATGTTTCTCTATTAATGGCAGGAGAAACTGTTGGTGATACTATACCAGATCATTTAATTTCTATGGCAGAATCTAGAAAAGATGTTTTAGTTTTCTTATCACCAGAGCAATCTGATTGTGTAAACAATTCAGGTAGTGAAGTTACTGACATAAAAACTTTAAGAGATACTATAACACCATCTTCTTTTGC